GTGGCATCCGGCAAGCTGCCGTTGCCGCAGACCGTGAAGGGCTGCCCCGCGCGCCAGCCATTCGCCATGCGCTCGTGCATCTCCTCGTCAGTCAACATCCTCGATCCTCATGCGCGGGAAGCATTCGAGCGCCCCGTCGCTGCAGTTCACGATCTCGCACGGCCGCTGGCGCGCGACATCGGCGTAGAAGCCGAGCAGTTCGACGTGCCGGCCGAGCTCGACGCGAACCGACGGCCAGTGCTGAAGCGCCGGTTCGTACTCGCCGAAAAAATGCCGCGGCGTCGAGCCCGCGAACTGCTGCCGGCCGTCGTAGTCCGGCGCGAAGGCGAGGTCATAGCCGAGTAGCACGATTCGCGCCGGCCGCGCCCGCCAGGCGAGGCCGAGGAGCTGATAGCCGCTGCCGTGACCGTGGTACAGAAAGGCCGGGTCATTCGAGAGCCCGGTGCCGTCGCAGGCCCGCTCCGCGATCCAGTTGAGGCCGTACTTGTCGGCCGCCTCGCGCCGGGCCGTCCACTTGTCGCACGGCAGGCCTCGGACCTCCGGCCAGCGGGCGTCCCACCATTGCCAGTTGCACGCCGTCAACAGCGCCGCGTCCGGGCACCAGCGAACGGCGTCGTTGCAGACGTACAGCGGCCAGCCCCGCCGGCGGGCGACCTCAAGCTGCGCCGGCCTGAGGCTCGGTCCGGTCCCAACGCACACGATCGTCTGCAAGGGCGTCCTCGAGCGTAACCATCGGGAAGCAATCGAGCGCAGATCCGGGCGTCGCATTCAAGATCGGCACCGTGCAGCGCTTCGCGGCCTGCCTAAATTCCGGCAAGAACGCGTCGTAATTCGAGCGATTGTGCAGCGGCTCGGGATGGTCACCGAAGAAGTGCCCACGGCCGCGCATATCAAAACCGACCAGTATCACCCGCTTCGCGCCCTTCAGGAGGGCGAAGTTGAGTGCCTGGAATCCGCTGTTCGACCCGTAGTGAATCCGCGCCGGGTCGCTGGAGAAAGAGTCGCTATGTCGGCCGGACACGAACCGCACTCCGAGGTCCGCCATGCCGGTCTTGTCGTTCGTCGTGCCGGGCGGCCCCTCGTGCGAACTCCATAGTTCCCCGTGGAACAGTTCGCGCACCGACTCGATGTGCAGGCGCCACCACTTTTCATCGCAGGCATACAGGACATCGGCATATGGCAGCAGCCGATAGGCGTCATTGACCGCGATGACGCGACACTTTGCGTCTGGCCACCTTGCGCGCCTTACTTTTGCGGCGACGTCCGGCGTCAGGCTTGGCCCCGTCGCCGCCACTACCACCGGACAGTCCCAGTCGGCGCTTATTCTCTGGAGCTGCACCAAGAGCCTTGTTCTCGTAACTGTACGGTTTCCGCATGAGACGGGAGGGGCGGTTGCCCGCCCCTCCACTCGCTCATCAGTCCGCGTTCTTCACGAACTTGATCGCGTCGTTGTTGCTCGGGATTCCGCCCCAGCGGCGGCTCACCCAAAACTTCGTCGTGCCGACGGTCGTGATGTTGTCCGTCACGATCTCGAGCGGCCCGCGGTTCACGAGCTCATACGCGCGCGGCCAGTTGCCGAAGGCTGCGCAGAGACCGTCCACCGTGTTGCCGTTGGCGAGGTCTTCCCAGACGAACACCGGGTAGCCGAACAGCATGTCGGGCTGACCGGCCTGCACCGCGGGCTGCCACAGGTACTGCCCCGTGGTGTCCTTCAGGCGCCGGACGTATCCCTGCGTAAAGGTGTTCATCGCGAACTTGGCGCCGCTCCGGTAGCCGGGAGCCAGCGCCGCGATGGCCGCCTGCAGGATGTCGAGCGTCACGCGGTTGGGCGAGCTGGTGTCGATGCCGCTGTGCGACACGAACTGGTACGCCGCCGCGGCGCGCATCGGCGATGCGTAGTCCGCGGTGGCGACCGGCGCCGTGTTCGTCATGCCCGTGCACTGGCCGGAGCCGTTGCCGCTGTAGATCGAGGTCGCCAGCTTGACGGCGTGCGACTCCGCGACATCGTTGACCAGCCAGTCCACCACGTTGAACATCAGGTCTTGCAGCGACTCCTTCGATGCGAACAGGTACGCATAGAGCTCGCCCTGCGTCGGCTTGATGTTCCGCGTGTTCGGCGCGTTGCCCTGCGATCGCGAACCGAGCTCCGCGGCCCAGGCGCCAGACTGGCCGGAGATCGAGATGACCTTGTTGTAGTCGGACGTGCCGACGGACTTTGGTCCGATGGCCTCGACGACGCCGGAGGTCTTCAGGATCAGGTTGTCCACCTGGTCGGCGATGACCTTCGGGACCGCATTGCCGCCGAGCAGCGCCGTACCGGACGTGACGGTGTCCGCCTTGAGTTCCAGCCCTTTCCGGGCCAGCTCGTTGCGGGCGTTCTTCGCCTCCTGGTCCGAGAATCCCGAGCGGACCCACTTGAGAAACAGCGCCTCGTCCTCGTCGTACATCTTCTTGATGATGTTGCCCTTGGGACGATCCGCCATTGCCTCGAGCAGCTCGATGCGCTCGTTCACGAGCTGGTGCGCGCGCACAAGGTCATTGCGCGTCTTCGTCATCTCGACGATCGTCTGCTCCTGCTGATCGCACTTGGCCTGCAGCTCACGAAACCGGGTCTCGTTGCCCTGCGCCAGCGCCTTCAGCGACTCGTCGTTGTCCTTGCGCATCTCGGTGATGCTCTGATTGAGCGCTCCGAATGCCGTTTCGATTGGACTTGCCATGATTCAATATCCTCGATAAATGTGGTGGTGATCGGCCTTACGCAGTCTTGCGCCAGCTTCGAGCGAGGCGCTGCATGCGTTCGGCTGCGATCGAATCGTTCAGTTCCTGCAGGGCTTTCAGGATCAGCTGGTCCTCGTCGGCATCACACCGATTGCCACCAGTCGGCCCCGATTCAGCGAGCATCGCACCCGCTTTGTCCTGCATCTCGTCAGGCTCGGGCATCTCACCCGCGCCGTTGTAGATCACCGACACGATGCGGCGCGCGTTCGATTTGCTAATCCGCATACGTCGGAATTCGGCCTCCATCTCCCGCGGCGTCGGCACATAGGCGCCATCGGCGGAGAGCCGGGCCTTGACGTGCGCCACCTGGGCGAGAGGATTCATCGGCAGGCTGACCACCGACACCTCCCAGAGCTCGGCATCCTGAATGAGCCGGTTCCCGTCCTTGTCGAAGTCGTAGTCGCGCGTGCGATACCCGATCGACAGGCCGCGGACGGCATCCATTTTCAGAAGCGTATGGATTTCGTTACCGAGCTCCGTCTCGGCGAGGACGCCCTTCACGGCAAGACCCTCGTCGTCCTCGCGCATGTCGATCCACTTGCCCGGGACGCGGGACGGGTCGTGCATCCAGAACATCTGCGGCAGCGAGCTCGCCTTGCGGTGTTCCGCCAGGGACCGGGCGAATGCGCCGGGCACGACGATGTCGCCGCCAAGATCGACATTGCGGAACACCGATCCGTGCCCCTCGAATTCTCGCTTCGCGAGCGACTTAATCTCAAGCGGGACTGTTAGCGTCGGTTTCATTTTCGCTTTCCTGAGTCGTGGGCTCGTCGCTGGGCTCGTCGCTGGGCTCGTCCGACTTCTCCGGCTGCTCGCCGGCAACCATCATGTTCGCCGGGCGCAGGTACTCCTCGCCGCCCTTGTCTGCAGGCAGCGGGTTGCGACCCTCGATCTCGCGCCACTCGTTCGGCGAGAGGACGCCATTCGTGCGCTGCAACTGCAGGCCCTCTTGCCGAGATTTGAAGTCGGCGCGCAGGACGCTGTCGAGGTTGAATCGGATCACGATGCCATTGCGCCAGTCTTCGTCCGTCAACAGGTCGCGCTCCATGGCCGATTCGAAGGCTTGCGCGACCGGCATCACGACGTTCAGCGTGAAGTCCTGGTCCTGCTGCTCGACGTTGTTGAACGTCGCGCGCTCGAGATCGCCGACCAGGTGCGGCGGGACACCGAGCGCACCAGCGATCACCGTGCGCTGGTAGCGCCGCGTCTCGATCATCTGCGCCTTGTCGTTTTCGATCTTGATCGGGTCGCCGGCTTCGATCCCAGCGGGCAATAGCATCGCGCGGTGGCGCTTCTCGCCGCCAAAGGCCCTCTGGAAGTCTTCGACGAATTGCGCCTCCTGCTCTGGCGTCTTGAATCCCTTGTGCCCGGCCAGGAACTTGAAGATCATCAGCGGAATCGCGCCGTTGCCAAAGAACGTGGCGCCGAACTTCTCGGCGGCGATCTCGAGGGCAATCGTCATCTTCACGTCGTCGATCGGCGAGTCGCCTTCCAGGAAGTTGCGGGCCGCACCGCGCGCGTGCAGCAGTTTCGAGAGCGGGACTTCCTGTTGCTGCCCGCCGTCGTTGATCCTCGCCGTGATGTTCCAATTCTCGTCACGCTCGAGATGGACATGACGCGGATCGAGCGGCAGCAGGGCACGGATTGGACCCGTGCTGCCCTGCGACTTGTAGGCGTAGAACCGGCCCCAGCGAATGAAGCATGACGCCGCGTCGGCCCAGAACACCGTCCGCGTCTGGAACTTGTTCGGGTACGCCAGGAGCTTAGCTACCGGGTGATTCGGCAGTCGCTTCTTGGTCTCTCGGCCAGCGCTCGTTCCGCGCTGGTACACATGCACGGGCGTCACAGACAGGCGCCTGGATACCGCCGTGACGACCGCGTGGACCGTCGGCGACTGCATGCAGTTTTCGGGCGTCACGTACCCGAGCGATCCCTGCTGCGCGGCTATCAGACGAGCGAGCACCCCGCTAGCGTCAAAAGCGTTGGCCTTCTGCTCGCGGCGGATTTCGTAGCCGAGAAACTTCATAGCGTGATGAGCCGCCCTTCTGCGTAGTCGGCAGTTTCGGTCGTTTCGGCGACGGCCATTGCCATCGCGAGCGCCACCAGTCCGTCAATTCGGCCGGTCGACTTGGCTTTCTCAAATTTTCGATTGCCAGCCGGATCGCGTGCCACGACGGCATTTGCGACGCACATTCGCAGCGTCGGGTTTCCGCCGTGGCGCAACGCGCCGGAGACTAGGACGTGCTCAAGACAGTCAATTGCCGGAGTCATGTCCTTGAAGCCCTGTCCGTATGGCCTCATCGGAGGATCTATGCCGAATCTTGCCAATTCGGCCTTGAATACATCCATCCTCCAGCGGTCGAACGCGATCTCCGTCACCGGGTAGTCGTCGCAAATTTCACAGAGCCGCTGCGCTACATCCTCGTATCGGACGGAAGCTCCGGGCGTCAGCGTGATGAATCCTTCGCGCGCCCATACTTCATATGGCACGCGGTCTCGGTGCGCGCGATCGTTAACGCCGACTTCAGGCGCGAAGAACTCAGCGCGGGCGTGCCATACGCCGTTGTAGTCCTTGCCGACCATCACGAGCGCCGTCAAGTCAGTGCGCGCCGACAGGTCAAGGCCGATCCAGACGTTCTCGCGGAACGCCTCCTCGTCCACCTCGCCGCTGCATGCCTCCCAGACGGCCCGCGAGATGAACGGCGTGACCGTGTTGACGCGCTGATTGAGCACGAGGTTCCTATAGGCCGCCTCGCGCGCCGGCATGCGCCGCGCCGATTCGGCCTGGTCCCGCACCTCGTCTGCGTTCAAGAAGTCGCCGAAGGCCGGGTTTGCGGCCTTGATCGCATCCTCGCTGAAAGGGTCCGCGTCCTCGGGCGCCGACCAGATCCAGAGCTTGACCTTGGGATCCGCCCCGGTCTTCGCGTCGTCGATCAGCACGGACAGCAGGTCGGCGTCGGTCGGCGCCTGCGTCGAGATCACGATCGACAGCGGCGCATCCTGCGCGCCGGCCGCCGTCTCGAGCGCCTCGTACAGA